TGTGAACCACCAACAGAGTTGGCTACAGTATTAATAACAACACTTTGAATAGTTGTGCTATTATAAATTCCTAAATTATAATTTAATACAAAGTTTGAACAATCTTCGGCTACGTCTCCGAATGTTACTCTATAGGTTGCAGTAACGATTGCACCATTTTGTGGTGTATAACCTAATATACCATCACCAAAATAGAATTCATACTGATTGTTTTCTGTTGCCTGAAGATAGTATACTTGAGAATTACCATTTAAACCATAAATATTTTCAGCAACAGTAAAATAATTATTTGTGCTTCCTTGATTTTCTGATACAATAATACTTAATGAAGAAATATCAATAGTATTATCACTTAGAAGAAATCTCTGATTAGGTTGTGTATTATCGACAACAAATACATTATTACTATATGTACCTTCATATATACTTACATTAGAGAAATTAAAGGTGTTGTTAGAAGATGTTTGAATGTATTCATTATCTGTGGTAAATGTATATGTTCCATTAGCATTGACTCCTTGAAATGTAGCTCCGACAGGAATAACAAACAAATTACCGCTTGATGTCTGTATCTGAACATTTACTGTAGCCATAGAAGATGTCATAGAAGATGGCAGATAATTAAGAGGCTTTACATTAGATACGATAGAATCTCTTAACTGTGCAGAATCTAGTTGTGATTCTGCATAAAGCATGTTAATGTAGAAGCTGTTTAAGAATGAATTACGGCTTAGCAATTCATTCAATACCGTGATGTTAGGTCCATTATAGTTATAATCTAAAAATTGACTCTGAGTCTGAAGAAAAGTAATAAAACTTTGTTTCAGTGTATCAGGATCGATTGATGATAATGAAAAATTTGTGTTTGCTGCCATTTTATCTTTCAACTTTTATTATTACAGGTAATTTCTGAAGTACAGTATTATTTATTACGTAATAATAAATGTTTACATTGAAAGCATTATTGTCAGGATATAGTCCTACTTCTACATCTTGAACAGAAACTCTTGGTTCATTTTGGTTTACACAATTAATAACAGCATTCTTTATGAACTGAACTTCGATTGAAGATGATAATTCGAATGCTCGAAACTGAACAGCACATCCTATTGTTTCACTATAGACTCTTTCTTTCAAGAAAGTAACCACAAGATTCTCTAATGATTGTGCAACAGCATCTTCATTAGTTACTCTTGCCAAATCTCCTGAATTAGGAGACATATCAAAATTTGTCGGAATATCACTAAAATAAATTTGACTTTTTTGTCTGTTTAATACATAATCGGCTCTAGTAGTCATAAATCTCCTTAATTTATCGTGATTAGAGCATCACCAGATGATGCTATAGGATGACAATGATTACCACCAACAGAACCACATAAATCGTCTGGTTGTGCTGTATCATTAACAAGAATTGCATATTTACCGTTTATACTAATATAATTTTGTGTATTTGTTAGTTCTCCGTCGCCATGTGTATTCTTATCATTTAAGACGGACCATAACTTTCCATTGACTTTTACAAAATTTTGTCCAGAAACTATTGTAGTAGCTCCACAATTTCTGTTATCACCGTCTCTATGACACATGTTTCCCATATTACACCTGATTAAAGCTAATTGCACTACCATTAAAAGTAATGCCTGATGTTGTTATTACAATAGATTGTGATCCTACTTTAATAGTAACTCCACTAAGACTTGTTATTAGTATATTGGAAGAAGCATTGACGACAACTTGAGCACCACTTGTTACAAATACGTTTGCAGATGAATTAATTTGATAATTACCATTATCTAATTTAATATCCATATTGCCATTAGTAAGGTGTATACCGTACTCACCACCAATAGATTCATACTTAGTACCTCCAATATATGTAACAAAGTCGTTAGACATATTAACATAATGATTACCATCATTATGATCAGTAACATGATTACCTGTTGAGGCTACTTCGGTGCTATCGGCAAATGAAAAATGAACACCACCTGATGATACAGTATGATGACCACCAATAGCGTGCATTTTGTCGCCGCCATGTTCGCTAAAGTGATCCTGAGACACATGAGAGACTTGTGAACCACCTACTTTGTCGTGGTGGTTCTGGTCTACGGTCGTTGTTAATCTGGCTGTGTAGTGATGGGAATCGGCTGTGGTAAGGGATTTATGACCTCCTAATGGAGAATGTTCATAAAAGGTTCCTGAAATGTGGCCGCGAGCATATCCTTCATAACCGGGGGTTTCGTCTTGACGCCACCATGAACCGTCACGAAACTGATACATACGCACGTAAGGGTATTGACCCGGTAAAGTCAATGGTGGAAGTCTTTGATTCGTATTAGCGGCTGGATCGTTATTTTGCAATTAAAATTTCCTTCTGTTTGAAATATTTATTGACATTCAAAACGATTATGGTATGGTCACGTCTCGAATAGGAGAATTCATCATGGAATTTCAATTCACTAAGGAACAGCTTCGGGTTCTTAAGTCTATGAAGGATCGTCATGAACGTAGTCATGACTATGATACACCTTTTATGGCTTCAATTCACACCAGATCAGGAGGATGATATGTTCAGCATCTATCTCACGAACTTCGGATATATCGCCAACGAAAATCTTCATTCTTTGGAAGCTGCCATCGAATGGGGAAAGTCTCGTGGATTTGAATTTTCTGTTCTAAAGGACAAAGTGACAGTTGCATACTGGTCAATGTTCGGCGGAACTGTCATTTATAGGGGTTAAAAATGTCAAACGATAATCTTCTCATTATCATTGTTCTCATTCTTACATGCCGCTGGTGGCTTCCATATGTCTTTATGGCAGTTATCGCAACAGCAGCAGGAATTGGTGCAATCTGTATAGGTGCATTTCTTCTTCTGTTAATGATACTTGAACCCGTTGAAATGTTTATTAGGCGAACATATCGAAAAACTTTTCGTCAAGAGCCTAAATTTCGGCGTCGTACACCAGTTTAAACATTGACACTAGATCAGAAATGGTCTAGTGTATTTTTATGAACAACGGAGATATATGATGGCTAAGCATCCCCTTCAGACCGCTCTCGAATATCTCAAAGATGATATGGATATTGAAATTCGGACCTATTCAGGTCGTGGTATGTACGGTCGGAATTGTTTGGCTATTACTGCCGACCGTATCAATATGCTTGTTCTCGGTATGGCTATTGCAGACTATAACCATTCATTTGAAGATGACAATTCACTTGAAGTTCCGCAATATCAGGTCGAAGACTATCGTCAAGATAACATAGGTCTTGGGGTAGTCGTTTATTGGCCTCGAATTGAATTTGTCGATGAAGACGAAAAAGAAGATTTTTCTCATATTCCTTATTTTGAAAATGAAGAAAACGATTGACATTCGATTTTAAATGATATAAAGTCTGAACATCAACGGAGACATTCATCATGACCGACCAGATCGACTACCTCACCAAGATCAAGAAGCTCTTTGCCAAGGCCAACGACGAGTCGCTTACTGAAGCCGAAGCCGAACTATTCATGAACAAGGTTCAGGAGCTTCTGGCCGAGCACAATCTGACCGAAGCCGACCTGAAAGAGGAAGACAAGCCGGGAATTAATGAAACCTTCTTTCCGGTTTCTGTAGACGTTTCTTGGTTTCGTAGTTTGGCCAGTGTGGTCGCCAAGATGTATTTTTGCAAGATTTATCTTCGCCACAAGAATGTTGTCGGTCGGAAGACCCAACAGACCTATTACGTTTTCGTCGGTCGCGACAACAACCGTTACATTGCTGCCAGCATGTTCGACTATCTCATGAAGACTATGGATCGTCTGGCCCTCAAGTTCAATGATGCAAAGTCCAAGTATGAATACAAAAAGGGATGCACCATGCGTCTCTCCTATCGTGTTCATGAGAAGACCAAGGAAGCCACTAAGGTCAATCCTTTGAACCCTAATAACCTTCCTGCTTTGTATTCCACCGAGCTTGCCTTGGTCGAAGATTACATGAAGGAAAGCATCAAGATGAATGGACGAACCAACAAAACCAGTGTCAACATTTCTAATAGTGCTGCTATGCAGGGCTGGAATGACGCCGGCAGCATTTCTCTGAGCCAGCAAATGAATGGCGGTTCAAAGGCTGCTTCCGTCCTTATTGGACGATAAATGATTTGACACTAGATCAGAAATGGTCTAGTGTCTTTCTATTGATTAGGAGAGCACCATGTGAAAAGTTCGTGTTATCAATCTTCATCAAGGTCAAGGCGACCGTTCCGAATATCTCTACGCTACGGTTGTAGACGCCGAGAACGGTGAACTAATTATTGCTGCAACTCTGGATTACATTCTCAAGGTTGCAAAAGAAAGGAATTATCAAATTGTCAAGTAAAACACAAAATCCACTATACGATAAAAGTTCTTCTATAACATTCTATTACATTCAGCTTCGTTTAAAAGAAAACGAAGATTGGGATCAAGATTTATATTATGCTTCAGTTAATCCTAAAGATATGGAACAAAACAGCAAGTGCCTCATCGATAATATCGAACATGTAGAACATAGATTTGTAAAAGAAATTGTTCATACTCAACGTTCATATTATGTTGTGGAGTAATACTTATGTTAAGTAGAACTGCTCCTGCAAATAAGATTTCTATTCAAACATTATATTATATTCAGCTTCAGTTGAAAGAGAATGAAGATTGGGATGAATATCTTTATTTTGTTACAACTGAAGCTGATGATATAGAAAAATTTAGTGGATACGTGCTTGATACTATCAAGCACGTAAAATATCGTATAATTAAAGAAAAAGTTAAATCATTCAAAAAATATCAAATATTTAAAATCAAACATACTGATAAGGATTAATTATGATTACAGAAAGCACAAAAACTTCATACATTGTGGAAACCTTTCACAAAGACAAATGGTATAACAAATTAGATACTTTGAAAGATATCTCTGAAGAATCTGCCATCGCTGAATTTAAGTGGTGGGTAAATAATCATCCAGATGAAGAATTTCGTCTTGTTCGTGTAGAGCACATTACACGAAAAACCGTAATCGATGAAGATCGAACATACCGATAAGGATTAATCATGATTTCCCGTACCACACTTGAAAATGATTATGAAGAAATTGATATGATGGTGCTCACTCGAAAGGAAGCTCCATATACACCGATACAGATTCTCGACATTATGGATGATGTCCTTAATACTTATGGTAATGACATTATTCTAGTGCCAGCGGTCTATCCCGACTACTGCATGAAGCTCTATCGCCTCAAATCTGTAGATCGTGCTCGTTCAGAATCATGAAGTCCCAACCTTTTAGCTTACAGTAGGCTCTGGCAGCATCCCACTTAGCATCATTCACGGCAAAAGTCACCACTTCCTTCACAAAGGTTTTGGTGACTTTTTTCTTTTTCTCAGGTGCTTTCGTTTGCTTTTCTGGTTTGATTTCTATAAGATAAGTTTTCTTACCTTCTTTGGTTTGGACACAGATTCTAAAGTCCACAAAGTATCGGTGATATCTGTTATCTACAGGTGACAAATAAGGTATGATATTTTCTTCAGAGGACCAGTTGATGACAGCCGGGTTCTTATCGCACCAGATCATAAATTTAAGCTCCCACGAGCTTCTGTAGACGATATGACGTTGATCCCCCATATACTTCTTAGGATTCGAAGGACTAAAGTGTCCTTGCATATATCGACTACGAGTTTTTTTATATTTTATTAAATCTGATTCCTTAAACATTATGATTCGTATGTACTTGCATAAAGGTCTTCCTTATGCCATAACTCGATTTCCATTAGATTAATAGTAAGTTTGATGGCAGCGGGGGCCTGATCAGTAGCCTGAAATGCTGGTGTATCACCCGGAACATAATCGACTACCAAGTCTGTGATGACACAATATTTAAAGTCGTGCTGATACCCTTGTGGCATAAGGACAGGCTTACACATATCAGGATAACCTAATAGAGGACCACCATCCCCTCCTACTAAATCAGGTAGAGAATGATATCTAAGTTTGTTAATAATAAAGTTAAGATTAACACTGTCCTGATGATTTTCTGGAACGAATAACCATGAAAAAGAGAATCTTTTAAAATTTGCATTTCTGAATAAAACAGTAAGATATGGATTCATGGCTACGCCACCAAGACTAGCAGCATTATTTCCACCAACACCAAATTGTTTTAAAAAGTTTTTTACTACATCACTTACTGCACCAATGCCACCAGCAGCTATTGCAGACTCGGCTGCATCTAACATGGCTTGAGCATTACCCCAATTCTGAATTTGACCGTCTAGACCATTTAAAAGAGCACCAGCGATCATTCCAGTTTCTTGTGTTGTGTAGTTTAAACTCTGATGATCGACGTTTTGGATTGAAGGAATAGGAAGCTGGATTGTTCCGATAGGAATAGAAGCCGGAGCACTCGTTACATTAGGACGAGAATACTGAAAGAAATTTAATTGTAGAAAGAATCCTTCAGCAGAAGTCATTAAATCAAATGGAAATTTTACATTACCTAATCCTGAATAATCTTGTACTTTATTTTTTACAATCTTAGGGTTATAATTGAAATTTTGTACAATATTCCCTATTGATTGTTTTCCTACAGTGATCGGCATTGAATCCCCTATAAATACTTTTGTAATTTTTTATATTTATAGGTAAATATGCAAACATTCTTTTCTAACTTCCCTACTATACAGTACAACGGAGCTAATGTTGTTAATCTTACAAAGAATATCAACATGTCAGCCAATCCGTATAATAGTCCATTCTCATTTCAGGCATATACATTAGAAAATGGTGAAAGATCAGACTTGGTGTCTGCTAACGTATACTCCGATCCTTATATGGAATGGTTAGTATTCTTATCTAATCAGTTGGTCGATCCTTACCAATGGTATATGGATACAGATCAATTCATTGACTATATACAGCAAAAATATACTGATTATAATTACGCTGCCAATAAGATAAAGTATTACACTAATAATTGGTATAGAGATAATAATGATATAGACCCATCTACTTATGATGCTCTAGAGCCTATCCTTACAAAGTTTTATCAGCCGGTATTCGATCCTGCAAATAATATAATAAATTATATTAGAGCACCTGTAGACTGGAATGTCAACACAAATAGAGTCGTCCAATATTATTTTAGCAACGTAACACTTCCTACCTTCACACAAGACGAAATAGTTAATGTTCAGTACGACGTAAACGTGACAGCTAATGGTCAGGTAATTTTTACAACTAATACGGCTCTTTATATTCAGCACGTATCTGGAAATTATCTTCCTATTAATGGTAATATTAATACAGCAGCATTCTACATATATGGTCAGGAATCAAATAATACAGTAACGATTTCAAATACAAATCAAGTTAACATTGTATCTATTGATACTCTCGATCCTTTGGAAGATGTATTCTATGATTCAGTTTCATATTTAGATTATGAAACTAATCTAAATGAAGCCAATAAAAGCATTGTTGTGATTAATCCTCAATATGCTCAACAAATATCTACTGAAGTAACTAACGGATTGGCAGCTAAATAATGAGTGCTGTAAGACCGGGAGATATCAATATATTAACTTGTATGTTCTTTTCACCTAGAGGATCATATAATATGATTAATAGTCTTGTTGAGGGGACAATATACGAAAGCATTCTCGTCCAAAATAACATATGCGAATTGCATGTATTGGATACCGAAAGCGTTCTGGATAATTTAGAAGTGACTGGTGACGAAACAATTGTGGTTGCATTCAATGTCGGAGGTTTGCCAACACTGTCTTATACGTTCTCCCTAGATAAGGCAGAAATCTTGCCTTCCAGAGTCTCAGAGAAGGCCAAGGAGATAGTCTTTCACGGAGTAGGTAGGGAAGCCCTAACAGCCAAATCAACCTACATACAGAAGGCTTATAACACCGATATTGCCTCTATCATTTCCGACATCCATACTACCTTTTTACAGTCTACAAGCGCCTTGCTTACTGAGGCTACAAATGGTATTCAAAAAATTATAATTCCGAATTTGAAACCTTTCGATGCTATCGATATGGTACGTAGACGTGCTGTCTCAAGTCAGAATCAATCTTCAACATTTCTTTATTTTGAAAACGCTGCTGGTCATAATTTTAAGACAATTGAAGGTATGATGCAGCAGGGAGTCGTAAAAAACTTTGTACATCTTGACACAGCCTCAATTTCAATTTTAGATGAATCTATTGATCAGATCATCGACTATGAACTTCCACAACTCTTTTCATCTGTAAAAAGAATTGATCTTGGTGGACTTGTACAAAGAACTGCAACCTATGATATAAGAACACGAACATACACTTCTAACGATCAGACTCTCACCAATACAGGAAAATTTCCTAATTCTGGTAATTGGAATAGTTCATTCTTTCAGGAAGTATTTGGACAGGCTTTTAATCTATTTTCATTCATTCCTGCCGACTCAGCATCAAGACCACAGACCAGCATTCAGAATGCCACACCTTTGCAGCTTGCTTACATTTCAAATTTGTTGCAGAATTACATCACTCTTAGAGTCTATGGAGATACTAGAGTTAAAGCCGGTGATATGATCAATGTAAACATTCCTCAGTCTACAATTACAAAGGATCGCTCTACAGACATGGCTGTGTCTGGCAATTACCTTGTTTCAAGAATTGCCAGACACATTGATTTACCGACTACTAGACCTAGATATACCGAAACTATTGAAGGTATATCAGGAAGTAATGGATTTTAACAAAAGAGTTGTGAATATATTCCATCTTCTGGTACATGATGATCAGGATATTGCTTCTTGTACTTTACCATAGCCTGACAAACACAGAAGTTTCCTGATCTGAACGGAAATCCATAAAGCTGTCATCCTTCTTTAAGATGATCGCCTACACTTTTGAAACTTCGTATGAATAAGCTTCGATAATTTTATATTCAATTATTTCGGATTTCATCGCGTACCTTTCGTACCCATGCAGACCATGAGACTTCGTATGTTGAATGGTCGTCAGGATACTCGATGACGACAAAATATTCGTCCTTCTTTGAATAGACAGTCTTTACGTGCTCTCTATTCAGGCGATTAGGATCGTGATATGGATTAAGATGATCTTCAGTCATACTGAATATACTCGATATATCGTCCATCTGCAAATTCATTTAGTGGACGTGTCCACGATTCATCATCGTAAATATTGTGATATGTCACCATTAACGTATCTTCAAGGTGCTTCATTGCAGACCATTGAAGCTTAGAGATAGCAGTCACAACATACTTACTGTCACGCTTAACGTGCTTGTAACAATTACCAACTACGACTTTCATTTTAAATTCCTTTAATATTTTTAAATAGGCATGGCGTGAGGCAATTGAACCTCCCCGATCAGACAGCTTACCGGGCATACCGGGGCTTTGAATTTAATCAGCCTGATCTTCGAATTCTGAATTATACCACGAGAATTGGACCTGTATAGGGGAATCGAACCATCTTAATACATCTAGAATTTTAAGACCTACCCTATCTACGGATTAACATTCCGTCACTCTACCATTAAGCTAATACAGGATATTGAGTAAAAAAAGAAAGTGTGCTATGACGCCAAATGCTCGGAGGGTCTTATGTATCATCGTAGCATATCAGGCCCAACTGACATTGGCAACTTAATTCGACGGCTTCGCCCGTAAAACAAAATACATAAACTTTACTTGTCTTTCCCCTGTTGACTTTTTCTATCTCTTTGGGTCCAAGATAAAATCCAGACAACTTGCAACTCTTTAAAAGATGGCTGCTTCTAAGCCAACTTCCTTAATTTTTATTACTCTTTTAAATTCAATATGTTAGTAATGGTCTATACTTACTGAGGTAGGACTCGAACCTACAATGCTTTCGCCACCTATAGACAGGCAGCCGGATTTAATCACCCGACAACGAACAGTTTCCCTTTCAGGAGCCGTAGAGTATTACCAATTCCTCCACTCGTCAACTAACATAAACTTTTGGTCGGGTATTTCTACACCGAGAGCGCATGGAGCCAATACCTATTTCTAAGTACCTCCTGCCATTTCTACCGACCCCTCGGTCTGCCTTATGAGCGGACAATGGGATTTGAACCCACAACCTCAACTTTGGCAAAGTTGTGCTCTACCTTTGAGCTATATCCGCATTACGATATAATAAAAAAATGGAGCGGGTGAAGTGAATCGAACACTCTTTTAATCTTACGAAAGTAGCTTGGAAGGCTACCGGACAGCCAATGTCCCACACCCGCATTGTTTTATTTATATTCTACCTTTATAATACCCTTTATTTATCCATTCGTCAAGAGCTTCTTTTTTTTATCTTCTTATTTTCTTGACCATTCGTAATCCAACAAGTACCATATTGAGAATTATTTTCACCTTGAGCATGTTTTATTTTTTGAAATGTATCTTTACGTTTTTTCATTACTTCTGGTCGTTTTGCAGCTAATCCAGCTAAAAATTGTCGTCTTGGTATATTAACGAATGTTACTGCATATTGTATATTTTTTCTAATAGATTTTAATGATTTTTCATTATGAACTCTACGTTTCTTTGGAGACTGACCTATCTTTGATCTTTGTTCAAATGTAAGTATATCATTAATATATCCGAAACCACCGTGTCCACCAGAACAAATATTATAACTAACTTCAAAATCTATTATAACTAAAATTTTCTCAGCAAGATTCATTTTGTCTTCGGTATCATATACCTCTAGAATTTCTTTAGTAAAATTTACAATACCATACTTCTTAATAGCTCTTTTAAGAAGTTTTCCTGATCCAAAATAATCATCATCAAGATTAGTAGTTTGATGTTTACCTATATAAAATTTACCATTGATATTATTTGTAATTTTGTATATAGTATAAAAATGCTAAACCTCCGTAACTATAATAGACTTATTATTGCTATTTATAGCTACGGAGTGCTTATGCGATCAAGGAGGGAGTTGAACCCTCGTTCTCCGCTCGACAGGCGGGCATTCTACCGTTGAATTACATGACCATTCTTTATTTATTACACCAAAACGACATTATTGACAATTACGTCAATTACGTCATCATCAGTAAATCGACCCTGCTGGATCATAACACTATTAATGGCGACAGGAGCAACCCCATATGAGTAACCCCATTCATAGTCATAGTTGACCACTGTGGCTGTCTGATCGAGCTTTAGAAGCTGTTCTACGTATTCTGCGACTGTCATTTTACGTCTCCACCAATTCTAGTTCTTTGACACAATAGAAATAATTCTCAGAAAAATCTAATTTATAAAGCTCAGCTATTTCATATCTGTATGCATCAACTAGATTTTTCTTTTTTGGATCACAAGAAATTTTTGATAATTTGTTTTCAATTTTATTCAAAAGTTTAACATTATTTTCATTCTTTTCATTCAATTCCATGACGAACAAGTCGGCACTATCTTTTGATAGAAAAACTTTCAAAGGCTGAGTAAACGTACCTTCCCAATCAGAATTTTCTTTAACAGCTAAATAACAAACCATTATCTTTATCCTAATAAACTCCTTGACGTAATGCAAATCTACACCAGAAATTGCATTACGTCAAGGGATATGTCCGAAGAAGGAGGTAATCTTCGGACAGGGTTCAATTTACCAAACGAATTGTAGAAACAAATCTTCGTTTTCTGGTACGCCATCTTCTGTGGCAAGTTTACGGAATTCAATTTCTTCTGGGTCTACATCAGTCCAATCTTCTTCACCAACTCGATCAATATACGGAAGACCGAACTCTGACCAGTTAAGATCGACGAGCTTGCCATTACACATTTGATCATCGTACTTGTTAAAAAAGTATGTAGAATATTTTTGAGGTAGTTCATAAGTCTTGATTACATTTAACTTTTCATACTTAATCATTCTGATATTCCTTGAACTTCTGGCGTTTGTAAACAGTTTTTAACTCGACGATACGGATGCGATACTTCGGAGTACGCAAATCCTTCGCGATGGGATTGAACTTTCTAATGTCACGCTGTTTCATTTTAAACTCCTAAAGGAATATGGTAGGACCAGTCGGATTCGAACCGACGTCTTATTGCTTGAAGGGCAATTGTTCTAGACCGCTAAACTATGATCCCATAATCAAAATATGTTGGTCGAAGGGAGTTGCACCCTCATTTCGGTACGCAACGCCACCGTGTCCTAATATTAGACGACAACCGACCTGAATTCAAGTAGTTTATTTATTGTATAATTCTGATAAAAAACCAATATGTTGAAAAAAGTGCAGCATAATGTAAAAGTTGATCAAATCCTACGCTAACAAAGAAATAATGGACTTGACCTTTCTTCCAGAGATACGTATTCAACCTTGATGTAACATAATCCGTAGCCACATGCAAGTAGAAATTTGCAATAATAAATCCTGCAAAGATCATCGTATTATCACCATTATATTTAAATACAAAATATAATGGCATTAAAGCAAATGTGTATATGAATACATGTAACACAAGTGCATTATCATTGAAAGACTTATTTTTAGCCATCCAGTCGGATTGTAGAACGAAATCAGCAACAAAATGATTGACAAGAATAGCTACTACCACAATGATACTGATCATTTTTTACCTCAGAGGTATGACACATGAACGGAAAACTTACCGTCTTCATCTTCTTTAATACGTCCTGAAAAACAGCGATCAATAAGATCGTACTGTCTTCCATCTAGGTATCGCTGAGCTTCTTCACGAGTCGTAAAACCCGAGGCGATGAAGCGATGATCGTTATATATACCACCACGAGGAAGCGTTTTAATCTCAGGCTGAAACATTACATTTCTCCGTTAATGTATGAACATCATAGCATGAAGAAATCGATTGTCAATAATTATCTAGCCAATTTTCCTTTGTTATCGCTTTGATGTTTAAAAAAACTTAACGTTGAATTATCTGTAGCAGATAAATTATTAGAAGGTGCAGCAGATTTTTTGGTCCATAGACTTCGCACTTTATAAAAGTCTTTACCTAATTTTTGAGCTTCTTTAGAATAAGACATGAATTCATTATGGCTAAGAACATGATTAGACCATGTTGCATAATGCTTAACACCAGTTTCGTTGGCTTTCTGATAAGCTACCTTATCAGCTTCATAAGCATTTTTATAAGCTTCTGATTTTGGTTCATGATCGTTCATGATTTTTCTCCATAGACATATCTATAATAGATATTTATGTCTATATCAACTGAAAATTTTATATAATACCCATACAAACGTTACTGGAACAACGATAATTGTCAGAAAACAAAAAAAGAACAGATCAGGAGGATTTCCTTTCAATTCTAATTCATCCATAATATTCTCCTATGAAATGGTATCGGTCACGATCACGGTCTGTAATCTACCGAATCTAACGTCACTCCGTCGAGCAGATCAGCTTTTACAGGAACCTTACCGTCGTAAGGGCTGTAATTCAAAATTGGAGGACTCGGTGGGATTCGAACCCACGGTGGAGCTTTACAGCATCACGAGATTAAAAGTCTCGTCCATTCGACCTACTATGGTAACGAGTCCGTATTTTTATT